GTCATCCGCTCCGATGGCGTCGGGTCGTATGTTGGCAAACCCATCGATTTCGCTCGTCGCTGTCTGCATGAGTTGCAGTTGCGCCGCCAGGTCGGCCTGCCGATCGTCCGGCATCGGCTTCTCGAAGCCCTTGTTGTATTCTACCCATCCGTCTGGGCGCGAGCTTTCGCGGCGAGCTGTTTCCACATCGTCAACCGAGCCTTTCTGCGCGAAAGTGCGCGTAACGTTCGAGATAAAGAGCGCCTTGGACCGGCGCTGGTTGACTTCGTCTTGCGGACCTTTGAGGTTGCGGACGAAACCATAGCGATCTCCATCGTGGTCGACCGCGGCCGAGAACATCACGTAGCGGTTCATCGGCCTGTTGCGCTCATCGAGGAACGGCGACACGCCCTGATCAAGCAAAATGAAGCTGCAATAGAACGCCCAGTACCATTTGCCTTTGTGCTTGTACCAGTGCTCGATCAGTCGAAGTCTTTGCTCGTTGACATAGACCCACTTGAACTCGCGATCCGAATGTGTCGTGAGATCGAAGCCCGTGTCGACCATGAGGGTTCTAAGCTCTTCCTCCTTGTCGGGGAAAAGCTCGATTGCCGCCTCCACGTCCAACCATTTAGCAATACCCATATAACGGGCGTCACTAAAATCAGGCTTGTAAGAACGAGGATCGTAGAAAAAATCATCGCCGAAAATAAAATCACCGCCAATATCCGGGTCGCCATGGTCGCCTTCGATCAGCTTGAGCTCGATTCCGCCGATGCCGTCGATGGCGGCCTGCTTGGTGCATTCGAAGTCGAGATATTTGAAATCCATCCCATCGAGTGCGGCGCGGATGCACTGCGTGGCGAGCTCGGCACCCCCGGCATTCTTAGGCGATCGGGGAAAAGCCTTCGGGTCTTGGCGAAGTCGCTGCACAAGCGCTGTGATGCCGTCAACTTTTCGGTTGATCCTGTTGAATGTGATGATCGGTTGCTTGCGCTGCCGGAGGATGCGGATTTCCTCCGCCGTCCAGTGCGCGCCGTGGTAGTAGTGGCGCGAGACTTTCTGCTCCTCATATTCCAGCACCTTCGTTGCCAGATAGTCGGTGTATTGCTGCCGTAGCCGCGTGACCGGGAAATAGCCGTCCTCGTCGCCCGAGAAGTCGTATTCGTCGGGCGCCTCGGTGCCCCAATTGCCTACTGTTCCGGTCTGCGACTTGAAGCCGGGATTATTCTGCGCCGCCCGGCGCCCCATGGTATCGCCGCCGAATTGCCGCCCGCCGAGCACGCCGACGCCCGAGAGAATATTGCGCCTCGGGAGCTGATCGCCCGGATTGCTCTGCGATCGTGCCGGGAGGCCGCCGAATGCCATTACCCACCTCTACATTGCCAGGAAGCTATCGGTGACGGGCTCGTTCTCGAACGGCTTGTAGCCGGTCTCTTCCTCGAGGATCGGCGCCTTGGGCTTGCGCCCGCTCGATACCTGGTCGAGGAGCTGTCCCAGCAGCCCCAGCGCGTCCACCTGGTCGTCGTGCTTGCCGGCCGGGAAGCTCAGGAGCTCGGAGCGGAATGCCGCATACCAGGGCGCCGCGGTCGGGACGTGCAGCCCCTGCAGCGCCATGCGGCCGCGGATGGACTGCGCCCGCACCGCCTTGTCGCCGCGGGTCGGAAACTGCTCGCGCCCGATCCAAGCCTTGCGCTCGATCAGCCGCTGGTCGAGGAACGGCCCGATGCCGGACTTGATCTGGCCCTGCTCCTCGGCCCACAGCCACGGCTTCCATTCCAGCACGAGGTCGCAGACGCCCTCGACCCAGACATCCGACGAGGCCTGCTTGCGCCACAGATCCAAGAGCCACATCTGGCCCTCGGGATCGACGCCCACGATCACATGCACCGTGTAGTCGCCGCCGTCCGAGGTCACCGCATAGTCCGAGGCGCCATACACGTTGAGCGTGGCGCGCGCCGGCGCCTTGCTGTACGGCCGCAGCCACTCCTCCTTGAAATAGTCTCCGGTCTCGGGCGTCGGCCGCTGCTGGTAGAGCGCCGACCAGTTGCGCGGGATCTGGGTGGCCTTTTCCCGCGCCAGGAACCTGGCATAGCCGTAGGCGTCATCCCACAGCCATTCGCCGGGCGCGCGGCCCAACGGATCGTTCTCCTCGGCCTCGGCCGGCAGCGAGAGCACGCTCCAGCGGTCGCCGCTGCCTTTGGCCATCTCCTCGAGCACCCGGCCGGCCAGATCCACCTCGTGCCATCTGGTCTGAATCAGCACCACGAAACCGCCAGGCCGCAGCCGCGTCAGCAGGTCCGACTTGTACCACTCCCAGGTCCGCTCCCTCACCGTCTCGGAGTCCGCGTCCTCGCGCGAGCGGATCGGGTCATCGATGATGGCGCCATCGGCGCGGAAGCCGGTGATGCCTGTTCCAACGCCTGCCGCATAGTATTCGCCACCCGACGCAAGCGCCCAGCGTCCCGCTGCTTGGCTGTCTTGCGAAAGAACCGCCGCCAGCGTCGGGCCATGCTCGGCGATCAGATTGCGGACCTTGCGGCCCCATTTCTGCGCAAGCTCGGTGGTATGCGAGGCCGCAATGATCGAGCGGCCAGGCGCACGAGCCATGAACCATGGCGGAAACAGTATCGAGCCGTAAGTCGACTTGGCCGAGCCGGGCGGCATAAAGACAGCCAGACGATCTATTTCGCCATTGGCAACCTGCGTCAGCTTCTCGATCAGCAACCGATGGTGCCGCGCCGGCTCATAGCCGCAGTGGCGCGCCCAGGCGACCAGTGAAGCCCTAATGTGTCGTCGTTTCAGGAGGTTCCGGGCTGCCGTCTGCGGTGAGATAGGCGGCAAGCTCGTCGTCGGTGAGCTGTTCAACATTGCGGTTCAGATGCTCGCTCTTCTCGATCCTCATGCCCGAGAGAATGCCCTTCTCCTTGATGGCGGCGACGGCTGCGGCGGGATTCTTGATCTTCATGGCCAGGACACGGGCCTCCTCGGCCTCGGCGATCAGCGAGGCCACGGTGGTCGCGGAGCGCACCGCGGCGATGGCCTGGAGCTTCAGCGTGCGGGCCATGGCGGTGGCCTGGATTTCGTCAATGCGCGCTCTCACCGCGGGATGGTGCGCCAGGCGATGGCCGTTCGTGCCGGTGCAGGGCTTACCTTTCGCATAGCCGGCGAGTTCATTGGCCTCCACCATGCTCTTGCCGGATGCCAGCGCCTGGGCCAGCAACTCACGTCGGGTGTCTTTCAGTGGTCCGCTCATTGATGATTCCATCGACCGCCCAGTGGACGGCCTCCTCTATCCGCTGCCGGGAGATCGAGAACGATCGGCTCGAGCCGAACTCCCGCAGCAATGCCTTGAACGCCTGCGCCTGCGCCCGGATGGCCTTGACCTTGGCGAGCTTGTCGGCCTGCGGGTCGAAGCTGTGCGTGGTCGGCACGTCCTCCACGACCGCGGCGGCATCCGTGAACTGCTCGCCGCCGATCGTCTCGACCTTCATCCGATCGGCTCGTCGCAGTGCATTGGCCATAGCTTACCCGCCTTCGGGCGGGTTGCGGTTGCCGCCGCCGTAGTAGTTCCGCCCGCTGCCACCCGGGCCGCCGGTGCGCTTGGCCGGGGGGCCCTTGACGCCGACGCTCTTCTTGCCCTTGGCGCTCACCTTCCCGCCGGCCGGAAACGTCTTGCCCTGGCCGCGCGGGAACTTGTCGATCTGGTAGCGCGTCGGCGTCTGGCTCGCACCCACATGGCCGCCCTGCGTCGACTTGGAGCGCTGCGCCGAGCCTACCTTGCCGCTCATGCCCTTGTTGCGGCTCGGCGCCGACTTGGCCCGATCGGCCTGCGTCATCTTCGAGTTGATCTCATCGACCCGCGCAATGGCGTGGCCGAGGCCGTGCGCCTCGCCCTCGTCCTTCTGGCGGCCATGGAACGGCGCCATCTTGGACTTCTGCACCTTGGTGGAGTTGTTGATGGCGTTCTGCACGCCCTTGGACGACACCAAGCCGCGCCGCGCCAGTGCTCGCATCGATTCAGCCATGATCGCCTCCTATGCGACTATGTCGCCTTGGGTTCCGGCTCGGTAGACGGCGGGTCCGGGTCCATCTCGGCGTAGAGCGCCCGCAGCTCGGCCACCACGGCCGGCGCCGGCGCCGTGCCCTGTGCGTGACGGGCCGCAACATCGTCAACCGCCGCCTTGAACCGCTCCAGCCACGGCTTGGCCTGCTCGCCGAGCTCGGCTTGCTGCGCCGGCGTGAGGTCGCCCTCGGCCAACGGCGCGTCCTCGTGCTCGGCGTACTTGTCCTGCTTCTTGCTCATTTCCGGCTCCTCGCCTTGTCCAGCGCCCGATCGGAGATCAGGCCGCGCTTCTTGAGCTTCTTGACGCGCACCGGCAGCGCCGAGCGCTTCTTGCCGGTGTCGGCCTCGTTGAACTCACGGCCGACCGACTGCGGCACGCCGCCATAGCCGCCGGGCGTATGGGCAGCTGCGGCCATCAGTCGAGACTGGGATTGCGATACGCTCGGCATTCAGCGCCTGCCTTTTGTTTCACGGGAAACGTATCGCTCACACTGTCTGTTGTTTCTCACCAGCCCGCAGACGAGCTCGCACGTCGAGAGATCCTTGCCCGGCTGCTCGTACATGGCGCAGTCGGCACACTTGCGCCCCGCCATGCGATACATCACGCTCGGATCGCCCTTGGCCAATTTGAATGCGTCGGTGACGCCCTTGGCGCGGAATATCCGCAGCAATTCCTTGTCGCGCGCGCTCGGCTCGTCGAGATACGGGCCGGCCCACAGATCCTTCGGCACCTTGACCGGATCGCGCTTGGCGCAGGCCGCGAGCGCGCCCTCGAGCGCGTCCTCGTAACGATCGGCTTTGCCTTTGCCCAGGATGGCCTCGGCAGCCTCGTATTCCTTGGCGGTCGCCATGCCATGCGCGGCCTGGTAGACGTCAACGGGGTTATCGCCGTCGTCGACCGACTTCTCGGTGTGCTCGTGCTCGACAAAGCAGTTGATGATCTGTTTCCAGCCCATGCCGCGGACGCAGACCTTGCCGGCTCGCACATCGTCGTAAAGCCGCCGATCGATGTAGACCATGCGACTGTCGACCGACACGCCGCCCGCATACGGGATGTCGTGGCTAGTATCGAGCTTCACCGGCTTGGCGTAGTGCTTCGAGGTGTCGGCCTCACCTAAAACGAGGTACAGCTCTTCGGTTGTTTTCGCCGCGTGCTTCAAATGCCCTACTGACATCGTGAAGCCATCCATGGGGTGAGGGAGTGGGGCCGTCCGCTAAAGCGGCCACACCCTAGGTCCGGCGGCGTGCTGCCGGCCGGGAAAGGAAACGAGCGGCTCAGTCGGATGGGGGGGTCAAACCGCCCGTCTGTGCTGACAGGGCGCAACACAAAGAGTGTATATTCCATTGTCCCCTCAGTTCTAGGTGCCGTCAAGTTTTAAACGCATGGGCGGCCTTCTCTGCCCCGCCTATCCAACCCGTAGAAGCCCACCAGCGCCGTCAGCCCGGCCCGCAGTTCGGCCACCGACACCAACGGGTCTGGTTCCAGGTCAAGGATCGCCACCAACCGCACCGCACCCGAAGACCTAAGCCCGGTGTCCTGTAGCGCGCGCATGGCACCCAAATACATCTCCAACCGCCGCCGGCATTCGCAAGCAGCCGCCAGGCACACCATCCGCTCGCCGTCCCACCGCGGTACGCAGGCGTAGCCGCTGCCGTGCGCGCCATTGCCGGGTGTCCCGATACTCGCCCGATACTCGCCCACCGTCACCTGGAAACGCTGCCCAGCCTCGTGCTGCTCGTCGCTGATCGAGCCCATGAGGTTCAGCCGACCGAGCGCCGTTGCGGCCTTCTCGGAGAGCCGCAGGCTGGCCGGAAGCGTCCGCCGGTGCGGCTGCTCGCTGGTGGCGATACGGCCAGACAAGTCCTTGACTTCGCGGGACAAATATCCGCGTTGCGTGCGTTTTCGGCCGGCTCTGGACATGAAATTCGGGGACCTTCGGCAGTGATACTTACCTATTCGACGGCTATGCGAGCAACTTCGACGTGATGGGCGGTTCTTCGGCAGTCCAGCCTTTATCGCGGACGATCTGCTCAAGGCTGCGTCCGTCGCCCAGCCCGCTTGCTTGCTTCCTCGGAAGTCCGCTTTCTTTTTCGGGCGGCTCGGTTTGGCTCGCGCGCGCGGTTCCGAGTTCAGAAAGAGTTTTTCTTTCTTTCTTAGGAAAGGGGGGGACCAGCGGCTCGGAAATCTGTCGCGGCACGTGTTGCGGCAGGTGCTGCGACAGGTCGCGAAATTGCTTATTTATCAAGTTCGTATGCTCGGCGCCTTTTCGACCTGCTCGCGCTTTTTTTGCTCGCAGCTCGGCATCGCGTATCATACGCCGGTTGAATAACCGCCCGGTGCGGTCACGGCTGGCAACACCCTTTGACAGAATGCCGTCGATGAGCTCGGCCACAACCGAAGGACTGCCGGCGTTGGTGACGCGGGCAATTTCTTCATAGGTCAGAGGCTTCCCCATTTCATCGCAGACATAACCGATCGGGTTGCTGCAAGCCGCGAGTCCCAGTAAATCGATCCACATACCACGCTCGGCCGGCGTGAGGCGGCGAACCGCCTGGTCGCCCAGCCAATCCGACCAGAACCAGTTTGATCGAATGGTGGCGCTCATATGCGCACGCCTTTTTTAGAATTGCATGATTTGCAAAGCGGCTGAATATTATAAATACAATCGCAACCTCCGCGTGAAACCGGAATGATGTGATCTTTTGTGAGAGGAACGTCAGTAGCACCACAATGCAGGCAACGGCCGATCCGAGTTTTTAATTCCAGCCATTCTGCACGGGTGTGGGTGCCTTTTCTGCGAGCGTCCTCGCGATAAAACTCAAGCCATTCTTGGGTAGATGGGCGGTCGAGATGAATTTTATTATCGTATCCGTATACACGAATGGGGCCTTCACACGTGAAGGGGAACGATTTTATCGGAATCACTTGATGCTCCGCAGCAACGATAGCTTGAAGAGGGCGGTTGCTCATGCGCGTCAATCCGGTTTGTCGCGTCCCACGGCGTCGTAGAGGGCGAGGAGCGCCTTGCGGGCGCCGGGCGTGTCCGGCAGCGTCGGCCGCTGGGTGCCGGGCATGAGGAAGACCTCCTCGAGCAGCGCCTCGACGGCGGCCACTATGTCCACGCCCTGGTAGTCCTGGAACGGCCGCGTCCCGGCGATCTCGACGATATCCGAGGCCATCTCGTTGATGACGGCCGCCATGTGCTCGCGCAGCTCCTCGAGCTGTATGGACACGCCGTTGACGGCGTCCCGCAGCTTCTCGATCGGGACCTCGGCGATTTCGTCTGCCGTGTTCATTTCTCCATCCTCCCCGTAAAACGCCATGAGAACCTTGCGGGCGTGATCTGTGCTCATGCCTGGCCTCGCTGTGAAGGATCAGCAGGCGCGTGACGGGATCGAACCGGCACACCCGTCACTGTTGGGCAACTACGCTGAATTTGCCGGCCTTGTCGGCGTCCGTGAGTGTTCATGGATACCACTCCTACCCTAGTGGCCTGCTGACAGTGGCCCGCCGGGCGGGATGCCGATGGATGGCGGTATCATCCCGGCGGGCCTGTACGCTGACGAGCGGGAGCAAGTCAGCCTACGTTGCGGATGCAGCATTTGCGCTGCTACACGTCTTCGCCGTCCGCTCGGCGTTTACGCGAGACGATTACTCTGACGCTTACGCACCAGCCCGGCGAGGCCGACGAGGCCGATGCCGAACAGGAAGGCCGAGGCCGGCAGCGGGGTCTGCGCCGCCGGGGCCGCTTCGATAAAGAACGAGTCCGGGCCGTCGTTGAGGCCACTCATGAGCGCCACGAAACCGATCGTATCGCCCACATGCACATCGTTCAGGTTCAGAAGCGCCCCGGTGATCGAGTAGTCCGGGAAGCCGGTGCCGTTGTTCTTCGACGGCACGTTGCCGGTGGTGCCGCCGGTGAACGAGGCCAGCACGGTATGCGTGGTGAAGTCGAGGAAGAAAAACGAGTTCAACGTCTGCGGCGAGTTGGCATCGTTGACATCGACGCCGATGCTAAAGCCGAGGCTGGTGTCGCCGTTGAGCAACAGGAAAGCCAGGAACGGACTGCCCGCGCCGACGGTGTAGCCGGTGGCGAAGGTGTTGTCGGCCAGCGTGTTGCGGCCGCCGTTGCCTTGATCCGAGAACGCTGTGATCGAGGACACGTTGCCATTGTTGCTGTAGTCGTTGTAGCCGAACCCGGACGGCTGGTTCGGCTGGTTGGCGCCGCAGATGACGCACGGCGCGTTCTGCGGTTGATTGCCGGCCGGCACCACGTTGCCGAGGCTCAGGCTGCCGGAATTGGTGGTGTCCCAGGTCACGCCGCCCAGGGTGACGGTGCTGGCCGCAGCCGGCACCGCGAGCGCCGCCAAGATGGCGGTCGTGGCAAGTAGGTGTTTCATTACGTTATCCTATGGTTCAATTGTTGCCCCTAATGACTTGTCTTCGGCAGCATCAGGACGTGCCGTATCTTGAGGGCGCTCGTCGTAGTCGAGGCTATCGAAAGTCCCGTCCTTGAACGCCAAAAACAACGTGCCCCATTTGACGTCATTCCACGTCTTGCCTTCCGGCAGGTGGAAGCGTTCGATGCCAGCACTACCCACCGCCGTTGCCCTTCTTTGGCCCATCGAGGCGCTCCTGCAGCGCGCGGATTGTCTCGATGACGTTGGTCGAGCGTCCCACGAATTCCGCGACCTGTTCGCCGGCGATCTTGCTGTGCTCGCGCACGCCGGCGGCGAGCTTGCGCAGCTTCGTACCGATCTCGCCCGCGGCCTCCTCGACCGCCGCCGCGGCCTGCTCGATCTCATGCGCTGCGGACTCGCCGATCTGATCGACGGCCTGGACGGTGACGCCGGCGAGCGCCAGCGGGTCACGGGCTCGAGGCGGTGCGTCGTTTTTCCCGTGCTCGCCGACTTCCTGCAAACTGTCGTAATGGGCTTGGTCGCGGATTTTCAGCGGGCGGACGCGGTCGTGCTTTTGCTCGAGGGTCATGCTTCCTCCTATTTCTGTTGATTGGCGCTCTCGTTCAGAATTCTATTCATTTCGTGCGCCGCGCGATTTTCGTTGATGCCAAATGCGACGGCGATCGCGGTCAAGTTTCTGCCAGCCATCCACATCGCGAGCATTTGCTCGTCTCTGTTTGTTTTGTCGGATGCAAACAAATCCGGCTGCATCATCGGCGTCGTCGTTTGGTTCATGGGGATTTCTGCTCAAGGCCCGCCAGTAACTGCGCCTGTAGCGTTACCAAAGCAGGATGGTAGTTCTTGACGTTAAATAGCGCCAATGTTGACCATCCGTCCTTGAGCGCCGCCCGCAGATGCTTGATCTCGGCCTCGCGGTTGCTGATGAGCGCGTGCAACAGCGCGTTGGCCTTCATTAGGTCATCGCGTTCGGCTCGCAGTTGCTCGATCTCGGCCGCCAAGCAGATTGAACTTTCAGCCACCATTACACCCACCCAAGTTCGGGGCGGCCGTTGTGGCCGTGTTCCCAGACGTACCAGGCATAGGCGATCATCCCGCCCTTACCGCCCTTGGACCCGTATACGGGATCTCCCGGCTTCACCATCGCAACCCGTCGCGAGAAAACCCAAACGCGCGCCACTGGCACCGCATCCCACATCATTCGACGTTCTTGTCCCTCTAGAAGACCAAGCCGGCCAAGAATGGCCACCTTGCGCCGCGCCAACGCTGTCGCTTGGTAGATGAACGCCTCGACAAGCTTGAAAGGCGGGTTTGTGACAATGTTCTCGACCTTCTCCTGCTCCATAAGAAAGTCGCGGGCGCCATTGCCATATCCCCGATCGACCAAATCCGCGCTTGTCACGCTATAGCCCGCATCCTCTAAAACTCGTGACATCGCGCCGTCGCCGCAGGCGGGTTCCAAAATCTGGCCTTCGAACTTTTCGACGGACAAAAGGGCGCGGGTAACTTCGGGCGGCGTCGGGTAAAAATCATCCCTGCTCCGATTGGCGAGCGGAGCCTGACCACGAACGTAGAATTGACCGATAGTTCCCATGTTCCGCTCCATTCCCGTGTGCGGTTCAGCCGGTTGGCGTCGATGCCACATAGCAACCCTTGGCCATCAATCAACCCAAATGAACTCTGGCGCGCGGCGCCCAACACCGATCGACTATCTTTCCGGTCGGGTCGAGCAACCTCACTTCCCCCTGTCGCAAGTCGCGCTTGATCTTATCGAAGACGGGCCGGACTGACGCTTCGTCAGCCCCTGTGGCGCGAACCTTGCGCGTATCAGAATAGCGCCCGCCGTGACGATCAACGATCCATGGGTTCGAGCCTGTCATCTGCCTCACCTGATGCATTTCCAGTATCGGTAGCCGTTGTCTTTCGTGTACCAGACACGCCCGCGCGGGCCGCAGACCGGATCGTGCTCCCCGGGCTTGACCCGGGGATTGGGCGCGGGCGGCTCGAGCTGCGCTCTCAGGAAAGGCAGCGGCTCGACCGCGGGTGCCGGCGGCTCCGGGACAGCGATCGCCGGCAGCGGCAGGCGATCGGCCTTGGGCGGCACCGGCACTTCGAGCCGCGCCGCGGGGACGGGCCGCGCCTCCCCGCCTGCGCGGGGACCTTGCCGCACGCTCACGGCCGCGACCAGGATCGTGGCCAGCGCAAGGCCGGTGATGATGGCAACCGGCGCGCTCATGCGAGGATCTCCTTGTCGAAATTGGCGGGCGAGGAAAAGATGACCTCGCCCGCCAATTATTTACTCACTGACGTTGAGCCAGCTCTTGCGGGTATCGTGCTTGATGTCTTTGATGATCTTTTCTTCGCGGAATGCGTTCCAAGCGTAGACGCATCCCTGATAGAGTTCAGACGACGTGAGCTTGCGCTTGCCGTTTTCCTTTTCCTTGAAGGCTTTCAGCCAGCCATCGAGGATCGTTGAAGGGGCATTGTCTTCAAACTCGACGCCACCGGCAGCCACTTGGTGCCAGAATTTCCGGGCCTCGACTTCATTGACGGAAAACGTCGCGTGCATCGCCGCAACGATCGGAGATATCTTCATCTCCGGGGTCTTGATCGAAAAGACTTCTCCGACCCATATGATGAATGGCCAAAAAGTCTTTTCTCCAAAGAGCGAATAGACTAGATCGCCCTTCGGAGTTGGTTCTTTCGTGACCGTGCGCTGATACCAAGCAATGCCGTCAATGGCTTTCTTGGCCGCGCCGCGCGGCACTATCTCCTCGGAAAGCTCTGGATAGAGCCCTTGATAGGCACCGGATACGTCGCCGGCCGAGCGGCCGGATTTCCGATCATCGAATTGCTGGAACAAAATTGCCAGATCATCCGGGCTTTCCACCTTGTATTCATCAAGATGGACCTTCAGCCCTTCGGGAAAGTTTCCGTTCAATTCACACAGCATTGTGGAGCTGTGCTGGCCGTTCATCCGCATACGCCGCGTTCCGAGCGTTGCCGCCGACCAGTGAAATGTCACCAGATGACCGGCTTCTGCCTTTTCGCGAAGATGCTTGAGGCGTTGCGGATTAAGCTCACGCTCCGTTGGTGATGGCTCGAGTTCATGGAACTCCTTCGCCAATTCGGGAGTGAGAGATTTTACTTCCGACTTCAGCAACTCAAACATAAGTTTCACCTTTTTGGACAGGTTGGTCGAAACCTCCTGCGCCGTGTCCAAGGGCGGCGCTGGTGGCTACTTCGTCCATCCTTCGAGGAGCAATTTGAGTTGATGGGCAAGCCTGGCGACGGTGCCGGGTGACATCGTGGCCATGTTCTTTTTGCCTTCCGCTCGCAGTCCATCGATGATGGGGCTGAGTTTCGTGATCAGCTCTTGCGAGCTGATAACCTGTTTTGCCGGGAAGATACGGTACTGAAAGGATCTACCAACTTGTTTGCGCTCGCACTTCGCACCATATGTTTCATGCACCATCATGATGCGCAGCGTTTCTTCTACATGGTCATCCTCGGTTGGAATGGCCTTGGCCATCGTGGCAAGTTCGTGCCACTTACCGTCGCCAAATAATTCGACAAGCTGCCTTCCGATCTTCGGACGGTTCTTGGCGCGCAACGAAAGCTCATCCTGAATCAGTTGTTGGACGGCTCGAAACCTAATGCGCTCGTTGCCATCCTTTTCGGTGCGGTCCCAATAGGAGCGGAATCGGCCCTCGGTCAGGTTGTTCGGGGTCAATTCGGAATTTACGCCAGTTGGCGTAAAGCTCAGAAACCTACCAAACAGAATGTGACGACTGATCCACTGTTGCTTCTTGCCTTCCTTCGCCGCCAATTGCTCCTGCGTCCAGCCTGATCGATAGAACAGCTTGGCGAGTTGCTGATCGAAATGGGCGCCAGCATACTTGCGCTCGGCCGCGAGCTTTGACCGCTCTTGGTCATATTCGGTCATCGTCATGTGACCGCGAAGGTTGACTACCGTGTCGCTCATATCGGCTCGTTTCTCCGTTGCACTTTCCGGTAGAGCTGCAGGATGTTGAAGCCCACCACCAGGCTGGGCTTTGCCTCCGCGTACCCGGCTATGAACTTTCTCAGCCATTCCGGTGATGCCCCGACTTGCTCGGCAATCCGCTGATACGCCAGCATCTTGCTGTGAAGGTTTGCACGTTCTCGATCTACCAAGGCCGCCGCAGCGCGCCTCGCGTCGTCAACGATTGTCGTGGAATCTCCAAACAAACTTTCAACTGACGCCTCCCCCGAGGGCATACTCGAGCCCTCCGAGGGAGGCTTACTACGCAACGCTGACGCTACGCTCACGGGGATGTTCCCCAGATCGCCGGCCGGGATGGGCCGGGACGCAACGCAACTAATCGGTCATGACACCTGCTTTTCGGGAGCGGTTTCAGTGGGCAAAAACTCGTCGGCCGAGATACCAGTCGCGGCCTTCAATCGGCCGAGTAAGGCCATGCTCGGCAAGTTTTCACCGGTCTCGATGCGAGAAATCGTCGGAGCCGACACCCCCACGCGCGCCGCCATGGTCTCCAAGGTGAGGCCGTTCGCTTCGCGGTACGCTTTGAGAGGATGAGCCATTGTCCCGAACATTACGCTAGACGGAAGCCATGCGTCAAGCGTAACTTTCGTCTAGCGTTGGGGACGCTAGTTTGCGCGCCGCGTAAACTCGCCCTATGCCAGTACGGTATCGAGGAAAATCGGCGCGCGGGCGCCATTTCATCAAGGAATGGCGCGAGCACCGCATGTTGACGCAGGAGGCCCTTGCAGAACGTCTCAATATGTCGGCCGCCAACTTATCTCGCGTCGAGACGGGCCGGCAGCCGTACACGCAGGACCTTCTAGAGGCCCTGGCCGATGCCCTCCGCACCGATCCCGCCTCCCTTTTGATGAGAAATCCGAATGACCCAGAGGCGATTTGGACAATCTGGGACCAAGCCAAGCCCGGCCAACGTCGACAGATCGTGGAAATAGCAAAAACTCTATTAAAAACAGGTAATTAATATGCGGAAAGCTATCGTTGCCTTGGTATGCATTGCGGTAGCGGGATGCGCAAATCGGCCTCCCCCAGCTCCGACCACCCATCTCGTGGGGTGGAAACCCGTGGATGGGCGCCAAGTCAGCCCTGACACCATTCGGCAGGCCTCCGAAATCTGCAACGGCAGGGCGATGCAAACGCCGGTGAATAGCCCGTCGGTGGCGATCCAGTTCATGACTTACGCTGGCGCCGAGCGCGCCTGCATGGCCGAACGCGGCTTTCTGCCGATCATCGAGACCTACTGATCTAAATTAATTTGCGCTAGGCGCAATTATCGCTTGACGTATGACTTACGCTAGGCGTAATGTCTCTCCATCAGAACGGAGAGACGCCATGACCCGCCGCCAAGACCTCCTCGCCAGCCTCGCCCAGATCCAGAACCACCCGGCCCACGGCCACCACGACATCCTGACCATCCACCACTGCGCGCCGCGCTCGACCGAGGCCCAGTTGCTGGCCGCCATCGACGCCAACATGATCCAGGTGGCGGAATGGTCGAACCGAGGCGGCAAGCCGAAATACGGGCGGGGCCGGTGAGCGCCATGACCGCCCACACCACCGACGCCCTTCCCCCGATCCCCGTTTACCCGACGCCTGAAGACTTTACCCGCCGCGCCACCATGGCCGAGCTGGTCCTGTCCGGCGCCCGCGAAGTTCTGACCAAGATCGTGCGGGAGGCGGCCGAGAACGACCCGACCGCCATCATGCAGCATGCCGATCTGGTCGCGACCATCGACGCGCACTTGAGCGATCTCGCGGGTGATGTCGCGGGAACGCTTAACCAAGTCGCCGAGCGGCTGCTCGAAGACCGGTATGACGGCCTGCCGCGCGGACCGTTCTTCCGAGTGCGGCCATGAAGATCCGCACCTTCTACGACCCGCCGCCAATTCCCGTTCGGGGCTTCGATTGGATCGCGGTCGACGACGACACCTATGACTACGATAGCCCGATTGGGCTCGGTGCGACCGAGCAAGAAGCTATCGAAGACCTCAAGCAGAAGATCGAGGACCGATCATGATCCGCGCCGCGCTCGAAGCCGCCGTCCTCTCGGCATTCATCATCGCCGTCCTCGCGCTCGCAGGCGCCTTCGCGTGATCATGGACATCGCCATGCAACGACTGATCATCTGGGTGGGCGACTTTCCCGGAGTTTCGGCCGCCGCGTGGGCTGCAGCCGTCCAACAGCGGATCATCCAACGAACTGTCTTTTCCGGAATATATTTTTCACTTGTTTTCGACCAGAGGGCAACATGAACGAGCTTACGCAGCCACTAAAAATCACGGATCAGGCTCACTACGATAGCCTGCAGGAAGCGGGCGTCTCGCCGCTCTCGATCGCGGATATGCCGCCCGTGCCCGTCCGTCAGAGCACCGCGCAAATCACCAAGGCTATCGCCAGCGTGATGAGAGAGGTCGACGTGGTCGCGAAGAAAGGACACAACCAATTCCACCACTACAAATACGCCGCGATGCAGGACATTCTGCAGCAGATTACGCCGCTGCTCGGCAAGTATGGCCTCGTCATTTTCCAAAACGAAGTCGAGCGGTCGACGTTCGACCAGGAGAACGTTGTCGCGATCAAATACGAGTTCGAGGTCACCCATGAGAGCGGCGAGACATGGCCGCGCAGGCTGCACCAGACGGGCGTTTCTCGCTGCCGCGACAACAAAGGCGGATGGGACGATAAGAGCCTGAACAAGTGCCACACGGCCGCGCGCAAATATTTCCTTCTTTCGCTGTTCCAGATTCCGACTGGCGAGGAAGACGATACCGACCGCGGCGGAAGCAATGGCGGCGAGAAGCTCAAAAGCGCCTACGCATCGAAGCCGATCGCGGCCGAAATCAAGGCTGCATTTCTGGCCTGTAGATCAGTCGAGCAGTTGATGGGCTACGGCAAGGAAAAAGCAGAAATCATCGCGACGTTGAATATTCACTACCAAGACGATCTCCGCGAGGCTTACGCCAGCCAACTCAAGAACCTGCGGATTGATGCCAAATATAACCACGCCGAACCGGCCGAGACGGTCGATCAGGAAACCGGCGAAGTGTCGGATCAGGTCATCTGGGAGGAGACCGGCGAGCGCCCGGCGACTGCGGCCGATGTCCCCGCGGACCCGCTCGACATCCCCGACGCGCTCAAGCGCCTGACGCCCGCTCAGGAGGTCGTATGGCTCGACCTGCTTCGGTCGGTCGCGGCCGCGGCGCCTGACGTGCAGGCGATGATGGACCTTCAATCCGAGCACATGGGCGCGGCGATGCAGCGCAAGGTGTCGGCCGGCGTCTGGCTCAAGGCCGTGACGATATTCCGCGAGCGCGTGCAAGAGTTGACGGATAATCCGGTTTTCGACGCCGAGACGTGGCTGGTCAACGATCTGGCCGGCGCGCTGTCGGGCGCGGAAACGCCCGAGCAACTAGCGAAGGTCAAGGATCGCATGCTGATCCCGCAGAAGGATAAGCTGTCGCCGGATCAATGGCGGGTGGCCGTGAAACTGTACCGCGAGCGGCTCGACGAAATATCGCCTGAGAATATCCTGGGTGGCGGATGACGAAGATCGTGTGCCGCAAGAATGGCAAGTTCCTGACGCCCGTCGACGACGAGGGCATCGAGGTGCTAGCGAGGCTCAAGGATGGGCGCGACGTGATGGTCGACGTGACGGCGGCGAGAAATGTTCGTCAGCATAGACTGGCGTTTGCTTTGTTTCAGTTCGTCAAAATGCATTGCGAATTATTCGAGGATGCATCAATCGACGAGATCAAGGACGCCGTGAAGCTCGCAACCGGCTTCGTGCGGCGCTTCGTCGACGCGGATACCTGCCAGACGTTCTATGTCTGCCGATCAATCTCGTTTGCGTCCTGCGATCAACTGGAATTCAACAGGTTTTTCGACAACGCCGTGCAAGTGATCTGCAATCGGTGGATGCACGATGGCGTAACGCCAGAGGACGTGCGCCGCGAGCTGATCCTCATGGTGGACGGCGAGCACGCAGTCGAGAGGAGGAGCGCATGAGATAATCAGCGCGTCGCTCCGCATCTCGGCGCTTCGCCCCGCACCGCCTCGCGTCGTATCACCGCGCACCGCTGCGCGCCGCGCCGCAACACAACGCAACGTCTACATTTGAGGTTCAAATGACCGCTGGCCGCGTTTCTCCCGTCGCCCCGCCCGGTTCGCTACTCAAGAACCTCGCCGACAAGCAGCACAAATCGCGCAAGGGCCGCTCCATGATACAGGGCCGCGTCCACAACGATGCGGTCTACCTCGGGCTCGTGCGGCGCTGTCCATGCCTGAGTTGCGATGCCGACCCGGCAGGCACTGCGGCACATATCAGAATGACGCGCGCCGGCAAGCCGATCACCGGCGCCGGCCTCAAGCCGGGCGATCACTGGACGCTGCCGCTATGCCGAACCTGCCACACGGACGGACCCGGAGCGCAGCATGTCGTCGGGGAGGTGCCATTCTGGCGCGAGCTCGGGCTCGACCCTTTGCCGATCTGCCAGCAGCTATACGCGGCCTCGCCAAGCCTCGGCGCCATGCGCGCGGTGGTATTCGCAGAGAGAGAGAAGCGCAGGTGACACCGACCCAGCTTCGCGCATCAGAACTCGCCCGCGATTACGGTTTCACGGCGCGGCATTGGACTCGGCTTGCCACCGCGGGCCGCATCCCCGGCGCCCATCAGCCCAGTGGACACGGCGGCGGATGGCTTTTCGACCGCCAAGCATTCGTGGCATGGTGGCGATCAACGCAACGCGAGGTATCGGCATGGCCGGGCTATACCGAAGGGGCGGCGTCTACTGGGGTCGTGCCCAGCGTCAAGGCCGAGAGTACCGCCGAAGCCTCAAAACAGCGGATCGAGCGATTGCTGGTCGACGTCTTAGGGCATGGCTCGACGAGCTCGACGCGGTCGCGTGGGGCGACAAGCCGCGGCGCACATTCGAGGAGGCGGCCGAGCGATTTATCCGGGAGCACCTGACGACGCTCAAGCCGGGCGGCGCGAAGCGTTATGGCGTCAGCTTGAAGAACCTGGCGCCACATTTCGCTGGCCTCACCCTCGACCGGATCACCCGCTCCACCCTTTCAGATTTCGAAACCAAACGGCGCAGCGACGGGGTCGCAGCAGGGACGATCCGGCGCGATTTCGCCTGTTTATCCTCGATGCTTACATCGGCCGAAGATTGGGAATGGATCGAGGAGGGCGGCAACC